ATCAGCACTAGCTAAAGTGTATATACCATCAAAATCACCACTAATACCTTCAGTATCAACAACTAAATATTCTGCTGATTCTGTAGTTGCTGTAATAGTAGGAGTAGAGAAATGTGTATCACTACCATTAAATGTAGCTGTTCTAAAACTAACATCTTGTGCTGATTGGAAAGCAGGACGGAATGAACTTTCAGTCATATCACCTGATGAACCTGATACTTGATTATACCAAGCACTTATATTACAAACACCTCCACCAACAGCACAAAAAGCATCTGCTGAGGCAGTATTTAAATAATCACTACCACTAGCAAATCCAAAATCTTGTTCAGCACCATCGTATGTTCTTCTTAATCTAACTACATTACCAGTATAATCACTACGTAAACGTCTAAATGAAACTGCTATTTCAGCATCACTATAAACATCTAGAGGATATAAAGTATCGTGATAATAATAATCAACTAAGTTAGTGTATTGTCCTCTTTGTGTTGATGATTCATCAGTAGAATACATTATTACTTCTTGTATACTACCTGATAAAGCAAATGAACTACCCCCTCTATTACCTATATTAGTTAATCCTATTGGAGTATAACCTCCATCATTTGCTTCTAAACTATTTTCTAAATAAATAGAACCTGAATCAACAGCAGTATCAGCATATAACTGAAATATAGTTTGTGTTCTACCTGATACAGAAGTTGCTAAAGCAGGTGTTGAACCATCCCAAGCAAATATAGTATCAGGAGTAATACCATCACCATTATAAGTCCCATCTAATCCAATACCTCCAGTATTTGAACCTAAAGCATAGTTAAGTATTCCACTAGCACCATATGAACGTGCTATTAAAATAATAGTTGAAGGTGTAAAGTTAGAGAATATTAAAGTATCATCATTAGCAATACCAAAATCAATAGCTGGTTTACCATTATCGGTTATTAAGCTACCTGAACTAACAATAACTGGTTGGAATCCAGTTGCTGTATTTACAGCATTATTAGTTCCACTACCATCTTGATTATACCAAGTTTTAACATATCCACTTCCAGCACCTACAAATGTTAGTAATGAACCTGTATCTAATACATTATCTACAAAGCCAATATTTTGGGTTGTATCATCGCTATCTCTACGAACTTCAATAGCATCTCCAGTATAAGTAGAACTTAACTTTCGTAATGAATAAGCCCTACTCGCCCCTGAGTAATCATCTAGGAAGTAAGAGAATCCATCACCCCCAGATTTAGTTGCCATATTAGCGAATGGTATAAACATAGTTTGTTATTTTCTAACTACACCTACTTTTTGACAAACCAAGTCAATCATATAGTTGTCGTCTGTTCCCCAAGCATCAAGTTCAGCTTGGTTAATAATAACAGCACCATTCCATAGGTTTTTCCAAGTTTCATCCATAAGTTGGTAAGGCACATTCATTTCAGTCATACCGATTGTATACATTATATCCATATGAATAAACTTTGCTGTGCTAGTTTCATTGAAACCACCTACACTTACATCATTGATTGCGTAAATATTATTTTCCATTGTATTATTTTTTATTTTTAACTAAAGTTCTTTAATCCTGTTGCTTGTAATGTTGTTCCATCAAATGAAACAAACGTTAATATATCTACTGCTGATGTAGTAGCTGTAGCTGTAAATGGTGTTCCACCTTCAAACTCAAATCCACTACCGAAACTAATAGTTCCAGCTGAAGTAGCATTGTTAGTAAGTTTTAAGTTAATGGTTTGTCCTGCTTGTATATTTGATGCTTCTAATCTAACATCAGTTCCATTATCTAATGTCATTGTAAACATATTACCTAATGAACAATCCATTGAACCTGTTGATGACGTTGGTGTAATAACACCTACTTCACCTACTGCTGAACCACTGATTGTTAAGTTTGGAACTACTACTTCATCATCTTTAGTTGTTGTTAAAGCACTACCTCCAATAATAGCTGAACGTTGATGTGGGCTAGTAATGAATGAACCACTACTTGCTAAAATAGCTGTATTAGCTGAACCACTTGGAATAACGTTATATTCACCACCTAAAATAACAGCATTATTAATACCATTTGTTGATGCTGAACCACTAATCTCGTTATGATTACCTCCTAATATTGCTTGGTTTACTCCTAGGTTTCCACCAAATGAAGAACCACCCAACATTTTATTATTATCACCACCTAAAATAACAGCTTGTGAAGCATTTTGGGAAAATAAGTTATTAGTTCCAGCAAACATACCAACATTATAAATGTTATTAGTAGTTGTGATATCATTATTAGAACCACCTGCTTGAATAATACCAGAACCAAATACACTTCTATTATGGTTATTACCACCGATGATTACGTTATAGTTTCCACCACCTGATACATTACCATTTCCAGACATTATAATACCTCCGTATCCACCTCCTGTGATTGTATTATTCAATCCACCAAGAATACCACTTCTATCACCAGCAAAGGCGGTAGTAAATCTGTTATTTTGTCCTCCAATAACGAAGGCATTATAAGCACCAGAGTTAGAACCACCATCAACCCCAATAATAACACTATATTTTCTAGCATTATTATTACCTACCATACTAGCATTTTTTGAAGCTAAAATACCTGAATAGGCATTTAATCCTTCAATATAGCCTCCGTCCATTCCTAAACCGAATATATTTCGTGCTGTTCCTGAACCAACACCATTTACTTGTCCAAATGAAGCATTACTATTACCTACAACAAGTCCATTTCTAAGTCCACTACTACGAATAGCTTGTGTATAGTTTCCTTCAGCACTATTACCGAATATAATAGAATCAGTTGAACCTGAAATAAAGTTATCTATTTTACCTGTTGGATAGTTGTGATTAGTAGCACCAACAATAGAACTAATATTATCACTTTCTGTATAAGTAATAGTAGCATCAATATTACTTTCAGCACTATATGAACCTGTTAGTCCTAATGAACCAGTGATTTCTGCTGAACCAGTAAATGGGAAAGCACCACCACCACCAGCATCTCGAATGTTAAGCTACCTGAACCATCTGTTGTAATGACTTGTCCTGATGTTCCATCTGCTGTTGGGTAAGTAATACCTGCTACATCTAATGATTCACTAATGTGAACAGGACGTTTAAACCAAGCACCTGAAGAGTTATTAAAGAAAGCATATTCACTATTGTAGTTAGGATTAGATGCCCCATAAAACCCAACACCAGCATTAGCACCTAATGATATTAACTCTCTTTGTCCACTTTGGTTAATACCTAAGTTTAGAATACTATTACCTCTACCACTATAAACAGCAAATCCATTTGAATGCCAGTTTAATAAACCTGATTCATTAGTAGCAACATCATAAAGTTCGATTGAACCTGTTGCTGTATCACCAGCATCTAATACATCTTGTAATGTTGAAGCACCAGCATTTTCAGCAAATGAAGCCGTTAAAGCATATGATGCTGAGGTTGCTGTATCTGCTGAAGTAGCACTATCAGCTTGAACAGCGTGAGAAGCACTAGTAGCACTTGCTACAGCACCATCTACATCACTTCCTAATACATAAGAAGCACTAGTAGCTGTTGTTGCTGTTGTTGCTGAATCTGCTTGAACAGCGTGTGAAGCACTTACTGAAGTATCACTTGAAACAGCGTGTGAAGCTGAAGTAGCTAATAATGCTGTTGTAGCAAATGAAGCTGAAGTAGCACTTGAAGCAAAATCACTTACTAATGCGTGTGAGGCAGATGTTGATGTTTCGGCATATGAAGCCGATACAACAAAACTAGCACTGACTTCCAATGAAGGAATCAAACTACCAGTTCCATCTGTTAGTTGTGAACCGCTAATCTGGACTAGTCCTTCATAGCTGTCTTTAATATTTAAGTTAGTTAAATCGCGTCCCATAGTTCTTGATGGTTATTTTACGTTTTTAGTTTTTGATAAATGTGGAGGAGGTAAAAAGTTATACCTTGAATCCGTAATAGGTAAACCTAATGCCATAGCATTTCTAAGGTTTGGGGCATAAGTGTTAAACTCGAATACAATAGGTGATTTATACTGAACACCAAAATCAGCAATCTCTTCATACAACTTAGTCCCTTGTGTTATTTCAGGATATTGTGCTTGGTTTTCAATCAAATATTCAGTTAACTTTTCAGCATACCATTCAGCTTTGTTTCTCTGTGATTGTCTTTTTCTGTTATACCAAGTTCCATCTACACTTAAACTATTTTCACCTCCTTGTGGAGTTAAAATCCCATTGTTTCTAGGACGAATATATACATCTTCTAAAGCGTAGTAGTAAGCATAATACAATAAAGCATTTTGGATGTAGTCGTCTACTAACGTTTTATACACACCTGCTAACGTTCCACCATCTATATCGCTGATGAGTTTGTTATACAATATAGTGCCTATAAGACGCTGTATCTCAATGTCTTGTGCCTCACGAACAGCATTACGCAACAACTCTGTATCAACATTGTTGTTTAAATCTGTAAACTGACGTAGTTTGGTTTCGCTTATAAAGAATGTTGTTGTCATAATGTAGCTTCGTCTATTTGTTCTTCGATATTATCCTCTAAAACTTCATCATCACCAGCATCTGCTTCCTTAGAAGTAATAACATCTACTTCCATTTCGCCTGTATCTAAGATTTGTTTTTGTTCAACACCAATAGTAATGCCTACGTTAGGGTATTTTAACTCTAATAACTCTTCAAATACTGCTAGAATGTCTTGTTGATATGGCTTAATAACCATATTCAAAAATAATGTATAAGCATCTAACATTTCTTGGGCACCACCTAGTTGCCCTTCTGTTTTGATACCCAACAACATAGGTGAGGTTATCCTATGTGCTGTTAGAATCTTTTGAACTACCATATCATTGATAGTTGTATAGTAAGTATCACCACCATTATTAGCAATAGCTTCAATCTGTGGTTTATTCTCTGGTGAATCAACGTCCATATAGAACATTTGTCCTGCTTGAGAACTACCTTGGAACTGAAGTCTTAACTGATTTTCAATAGCACGTCTATCTTCTTCTGTGCCATTAGTAAACGTTGTAATCGCAATACTAGGTGTTAATCCATTTTGGATATTCGATACGTGCCAGTTATCAACCTCAGTATCGAGTTCAACAACTTTTAAAGCACCAACGTATTTTGGTAGTGGGTAATATTTTTGTAGTGGGTGATAAGGATGGAAGGCATATAGTTGTGAAGGTTCCTCCCTCATTTTACTAGTATCAAATGTTGGGATGTATAAAGCATCCTCAGCAGTTGTCATATTTTCACCTCTAGGTAGCCATTCGTGGGCTATATAATAACCTTCTATTTTGCCTCTATGATTACACTTTTTTGCCCTTACGCTAGCAAATGGAACGTGGTAAAAATGTGTTGGTTTCGTTCTTAGTTTATTGTAGACGATTTCGATATAAAATCCACCGAATAAGTAATAATCTAAAGCTACTTTAGCAAACAACTCATTCCAAGTCTCATTTGGACAAGGTGGTTGTTCCATTACAAAATCTGGTTCAACTACTAATCCATCACCTTTGATTGCTTCAACAATAGCGTTGATACACGTTTCGTGAATAGATGAGTTGTTGTATAAGTCTACTAAGTGATTTGGGAAATCATTGTATTCACCGAACTTAACTACGTCTTTATCGTAGCCTTCACTCCCTCTCTTTCTCGGTGAATCTACCTTATAAGGTATTGATTTGAAAAAATGTTTATCCATTGTATGTTGTATAAGTGCCTAGTTGATTTGGTGATTCATACTCGGTAAATGATGATTCATTTGAACCACTTACCCAAGCACGCATTGTTCTCAAAATAGAACCAGTTGGTAAGAATACACCAGCTGAACTCCATTTTTCTTCATAAGCACCAAATGCTACAGCCACTTCACTCCATACAGCATCCTGAAATGAACCAGAAAATACATTAATATCGTATTGTCCAGTATAAGCAGGGATTTGTGAACCACTAATGGTTCCAATATAGTATTGTCCTTTACGCGTGTCAACAAAATATTCAATGTTCCCATTGGATAAATCGTATGATTGCGAATAAGACAACACTAAAGCGTCTATAGACGCAGTTGTATCCAAATGGATAGCTAATGTTTGTGTGTCGTTGGACTTGTTTAGTTTTAGCATAGTTCTTGATGCTTAGTGTTTGGGGCGGATGGGTATATTTCAACCCATCCTTCCAAACTATATAATAAATCCTCTTTTACGAGGTAATCGGTTTATTATTAACCGATGCTGATTCCTGACAATACTGCCGTTAAATCACTTCCACTAACTTCGCTAGCGGGTTCTGGTTCTTGTCCTACAAAGTTTAGCGTGTAGCCGTTCAAGTCGCCAAATGCTGTTCCTGTAGCACCTGTTCCACCTGTAAGCTGTAAACCATTCTCTTGTCCTAAGTAGAAAAACTTACCTACTCCGTCAGTTGAACCATTGTTGGTTTCAACGATAACTTTTAGGTTAGGGTTTTTCGCTAACACTCTCATTTGATTACGAGTGCTAGATTGTAGTTTGAAGAAAACAGCATTAACTGCTTGTTCGTAGAAAATCGTTCCATTCTCTGGAGTTGAAGTAATGGTTTCTGTGTAATCACTGGTTTGACGGAAAAGTTCGAACTTATAGAAGTCGCCTGAACCAGTAATACCATTGATTAAACCTTCACTTGCGTCAGTAATGGTGTCGATTGAACCAGATAAAATGTAAATGTTCTTAATACCGCCACTATTATCGCGACAGCCTAAAGTAAATCCTGATGAAATATCACAAGTTGACATATTTTTTTCTTTTATCTAGTTAAACAAATAGTTAATGATTACGCTAAGTTTGAAACAACGAACTCAGGGTAAGCAATATTAACACCCAACTTACAAGACAATCTGTGTCTCAAGCTATC